GATTGAAGATGGTTAAGGGATAATTTTTGTGCCATTCGATGAGAAAGGGGAATGGAAACCTAATATTAAGCAGGAAAAGCTATTAGCTATTCCTCCTTCTATTAAAGAAGCTGCATTATTAGGTGGCGCGGGAACTGGTAAATCTGAATTACTTCTAATGCTAGGGATTTCTAATAAGTGGCATGAGAATGGTAATTTCAAACAATTATTTACCAGAAGAACATTTCCTGAATTAAAATTAGAAATCATTCCGCGAAGTAGAAATATTTATCCTAAGTTTGGTGGTAAGTACAATTCTACTGATAAGGTTTGGACATTTGAATCTGGCGCGCTAATTTTCTTTGGTCATTGCGAGAATGAGAGTGATGTTAAGAATTACGATGGTATGGAGATCAATCTCTATACACCGGATGAAATAACATCATATACGGAATATCAATATTTATATATTGGATTCACTCGCGTTAGAACAAGTGATCCTAATCTACCTGCTATTATTAGATCAGCAGGAATGCCCGGTGGGATAGGACATACTTGGGTTAAGAAAAGATTTATTGATCCATATCCTAAAGGTGGCAAGATATTACGAGGTAAAGGTGGAAATAAAAGAATCTTTATCTTCGCGACCTTAGTTGATAATAAAGAACACATTGATCCAGGATATGCGCAATCATTAGAAGCATTACCAGAAGCTGAAAAGCGCGCCAAGAAATATGGTGATTGGGATGCTTATAGTGGACAAGTATTTGATGAGTTCCGGGAAGTTAATTATCCTGATGAACCTGATAATGCTTTACATATAATTCAACCTTTTGATATTCCTAATTGGTGGATTAAGATTTTAGCAATTGATTGGGGTTGGAACCCCGGTCAAACGATTTTACAATTTGGAGCGATATCACCCAATCGAAAATTATATTTATATCGCGAACTTGCTTATAGTAAGATTTTAATTAAAGATTGGGCCGCGGAAATCAAACCAATTATTGAGAAAGAGAATATTGAGGATATTGTAATTTGCCATTCCGCCGGTCAGCATAGAGGTGAACCTCAAACTATTTTAGAACAGGTAAGTGAAGCATTAGGAATTACAATTCGATTAGGTGAGAAAGATCGAGTTGGCGGTAAGATGTTGTTACATGAATTCCTAAGATGGAAACAATTACCAGTTCCAAGTAGTGAGACATTAATCTTTGACCAGGAAAAGGCAGATTGGATTTTAAGGAATAAAGGTTTAGAAGATTATAAGTTATATCTTTCCTTATTCGATCCTGTTAAAAAGGAAGATAACTTACCAAAATTACAAATTTTCAATACTTGCAAATATCTTCCAGGCGCGATTAAAGCCTGTGTTTATGATGACAAGAACGCGAATGATGTAAAAGAATTTGTTGGTGATGATCCTTATGATACTGTAAGGATGCTAATTAGAAGGGCTGATACTTATTTTGATTCCTCTAATGAAATGGCAAAGGAATTAGAAAAGAGAGAAGCTCTTATTAAACAGTTTGAAACCAACAAAGATATGACAGCCTTCTATAGAAATGCTAGAAGATTAGAATTAGAATCGGATGATAGCGCATTAGCAGTTACAAGATTTCATAGAAGGCATTGATTTATCATGAAAGAAATTTTAGAAGCATTTAAATATTGGTTAATCGATAAGTTTGAAAAGGAAGAAGAGAATCCTCTAATTGAGGAAATTCATTTTCTTAGACTTCAACTTGAAAAGAAAGATATTGAAATTAAACGATTAACTGATAAGATCATTCAATTCTCTGAACCTCAAATTATTAATAAAGAGGTTGAGAATTTTGATGATGTTGAATCAATTAATAAGAATTCTTATATCCCCTGGAATGTTAAGAAGAGGCAATTAGAAGAAGAAGATAGGAAAAAAGGATATAAGATTAAGTTAGAAGCAGAAGAAGCTCTTAATAAGAATAAAAGCACAGAGCAATTGGAAAAAGAAATCATTAGTGAGTTTGATGAATTAGTTGCTGATAATGAAGGAGTTACAAAATGATTGGTGGCGTTGATCCTATGTTGATGCAGAAGTTAGCACAGATGCGCGCTGGTCAAATGAATGGTCAGATGCCACAGATGGGAAATAATATTCCATCTGCATCTACTGTTAGTAATCCACAAATGGGAATGGTGCAACCACCTATTTCACAGCAACCAATGGCGCAGCAGGGTATTGGACAATTAAATCCACAGGTTATTCAGGCATTGATTGCGCGGCGGAATATGATGCAAATGCAACAGCCATCAGGAATGCAGCCTAATCCAATGGGGCAGTAACATGGCAAATGGATTTAGGTTTGCACCATCTCATATTCCTTTGTTTAAGAAATTTAGTACAAAGCCTAAAGTAACAAAGTTAAAGATTGCTCAACCTAAGTTTCCTAAATTGAAGAAACTTTAAAATGCCAAAAGAACCTGTGCTGTCTGAAGAATTAAAGGCAGCACTTAAAAGTTTAGTCGATGAGTTTGATAAAGAAGATCAAACTTCACGCGAACGTCAAATTCGCCAATGGAAAAGACTGCAATATATGTGGGCAGGATTTTCCCGTGTATGGTGGAGTGAGACTGCACATGATTGGCGCGTTTTTGATTCTACAGTAAATGTAGATGATGGCGATCAAGCTTATTACGATAAGAACATTAATATCTTTAAAGCATTCTTAGAATCGATTATTGCTGCAATGTCAGCAGCGGTTCCTGGTATAAAATTCAAACCAGATGATGCGGATAAAGTTAATGATTGTTTGACCGCGAAAGGCGCGAATAAGATTATTGAATTAATCTTTGAACATAATGACGCGCCACTATTATTTATCAAATCCCTATTTGTCTATTGCACTCAGGGAATGGTCGCGGCTTATAATTATACCGATGAGAGTTTGGAATATGGTTCCGTAGAAGTTGGCAATTATAAGAATGAAACTCAAAAGGTTAATAATTCTTATTGCCCGGAATGCGGAAAACAAATTCAAGGTTTAGATTTAGAAGCTGCAATTAAATCGGAATTACTTGAAATTGATGAATTTGATCCTGGGGATGATGACGCGGCGTTTCATAATGATATCGCAGAAGGTAAAATCCTTTGTGAGCATTGCCAGCAGGAAATTGATCCTGAATTAAGAGAAGAAGAAATCGTTGTTAGCAGGATGGTTGGATTAACAACTCAACCAAAATCGCGGCAGAAGATTATTGTCGAAGGTGGATTATACGTTAAAGTTCCAAATTATGCGCGGTGTCAGGCTGATGTTCCATATTTAAATTATTCTTACGAGACTCATTATTCCTTTCTTTATAAGAAATATAAAAATTTAAGGGATGGTGATAAGGATCTATCATCTATTTCTGATTCAGATGGAAATCAGATGTATGATAGATGGGGAAGATTAAGTCCCCAATATTATGATGAATATCCGCGCGCCACACCAACTGTTAGAAATTGGTGGATTAGGCCAAGTGCATTTGAAGGTATTAAAGATGATCTTTTAAGAAAAGAAGCTTATAAAACATTCCCTGATGGTTGTAAGATTGTCTATGTAAATGATCTATTTGCAGAGGCATGTAATGAAGCATTAGATGATCATTGGACTTTAACTTATAATCCTTTAAGCGAATTTCTTCATTTCGATCCTCTTGGGTTGATGATTACATCAATTCAGGAGATTATGACTGATTTAATTAGTTTAACATTACAAACTATTGAACAGGGAATCCCACAGACATTCGCGGACCCATCAGTTTTAAATTTCAATGCTTATAGGAACACGGAGATTAAACCGGGTTCTATTTTTCCTGCTAAACCAAAATCAGGAAAATCTATTAGTGAAGCATTTTATGAAGTAAAGACAGCGCAATTATCACAGGAAGTTGGTCCATTCGGTGATAAGGTTCAGGAATTAGGACAATTTTTATCCGGTGCGATGCCAGCGGTGTTTGGAGGGGATCAGAATAATTCTAGCAGAACTGCATCACAATATGCAATGTCTAGGGCGCAAGCATTACAAAGATTACAAACGCCCTGGAAAATGATTACGTTCTGGTGGAAGAATATTTTTGGTAAAGCTGTTCCTGCTTATATCAAGAATATGCTTGCTGATGAAAAGATTGTAAAGTCTCAGGGGGATAGCTGGATTAATGTTGTAATTAGAAAAGCAGAATTAGATGGTAAATTAGGCGATGTCGAATTAGAAGCCGCTGATGATTTACCAATGACAATTGCACAGACTAAAGATGTTATCATGCAATTGTTCAATATGAATAATCCTGCTATTCTTGAGGCATTAGCAATTCCCGGAAACTTACCTTTAATCGCGCAGGCAATTGGATTAACTGATTTTGAAATTCCCGGTGAGAATGATAGAGAAAAGCAGTTAGAAGAAATTCAACTATTAATTCAATCTAGTCCAATTACAGGCGATCCTGATCCCATGACAGGAATGCCAAATGAACAATCATCTATTCAACCTGAATTATTAGTTGATAAACATGCTGTTGAGGGTGAAGTTTGTAGGGAATGGTTAGTTGATGAAGTTGGAAGGCAATGTAAGGTAGATAATCCAAACGGTTATAAGAATGTTCTTTTACATCTGAAGGCTCACATCGAAGCAATGAAAGTATTACAAGGTGGAATGCAACCACCAGCAGGTAATCAACCGACAAATGGTAATGGAATGGCTAATGCTCCCAAGCCTCCACAACCACCAATTATGGGACCAGCAACTAGTCAGGAAGTGAATCATGGGCCGCGGCAGTAATATTTTTATGAAGATTCCTGTTAATTATTATTCCCCTGATGATGAAGGTATATTAGAGGATAGTACATTAACGCCTGATGGAATCTTAGACATTCTTAACTCTGATGATGAATCCGATGAACCTGGTAAAACTGATGATTCAGAGTTGGATGAAAAAGAAGAAAAAGAAGGCAAAGATAAAAAAGAAGAAATTGAAGAAGATGATAAAGAAGGTAAGGAAGATAAGAAAGAAGAAAAGGAAATTAAATTAAATGAAGATGAGGAAGATGAATTAACATTCAAGCATATTCCTCGTCAGCAGATTTTAAAGAAGTATCCGAATTTCTTTAAAGAATTTCCTTCGATTGAAAAGACGATTTATAAGGAACAGCAATATAGTGAGCTGTTCCCAACGATGCAGGAAGCTAAAGATAGTAAAGAAGCTGCTGAAAATTATCAGCATTTTGAATCTGCTTTACTATCGGGAAATATTTCACCAGTTCTCAATTCATTAAAGCAATCTGACCCGAATGCTTATGAAAAGGTTGTTGAAACTTTTTTACCGACATTAATTAAATCTGATAAGAACGCATCTGCAATTATTACCGCGCAGGTGATGAAGGGTTCTATTATCACGATGTTTAGTGAAGGTAAGGCGCGGAATAATGAGAACTTACAATTAGCCGCGCAGATTCTTCATGAATTCGCTTTTGGAACTGGTCAAATCAGTGCTTATGTTCAGAAGCATAAGATTGATGATACCAAGAATCCAAAGGAAGAAGAATTACAGAATCGCGAACAATCTTTCATTAAACAGCAATTCGATGTCGCGGTAAGTGATGTTAGTGAGAGAACTGAGAATGTAATTAAATCCACTATTGATAGACATATTGATCCTAATAATATCATGACACCTTATGTTCGTGGTAAGGCTGTTCAGGATATTATCAGTAGTGTTGATGAGGAAATTAAGAAAGATAGATCGTTCAATACTCTTATCGAGAAACTTTGGGAAAAGTCAATGAATGACAATTTCTCAAAGGGAAGTAAAGATAAGATTCGTAATGCTCTATTAGCAAAAGCCCAAACTGTTCTGCCTGGAATTTTACGTAAAGTGCGCGCAGAGGCACTAAGGGGTAATGCTGCTAGATCATTTAAGAAAGAAGAAGTAGAAGAAAAGGAAGAAAAGCCAAAAGTTAGTAGGATGGCGCCT